AGAATAGCCGAGGCACTCGGTCCGAGGTCCTCTAAACTTGTTCACATGTTCCGTGGTTCCCGGATCACTGAGCTTGTTGCTTGTGGCTTGAAGCTTGAAGCTTGTGCCTCTGGGCTTGACGCTTGTCGCTTGTTCCTTGAAGAGCTTGGCGCTTGATGCTTGGGTATCCATTGTCTCTGCACCATTGATCGTGGATCCTGTGTATGATGTGATCGTACTTCCTATGAGCAGGCATACATCTCTTCGCAATAACCATCTAGATCCAGGTCGTCCCTGAAAGGCACAAGGACCTTGTCCCCGCCCCAATAGCCTTCGACATATTTCGTATCCAGATTTACCCAGATTGTAGGCCCGCCTCCTGCTACCAGCAGCTCCGCGCCCAGGTAACGCTTCTCCCGGTCCACGATGTAACGTATGTCGTAGACGCCTTCCATCCAATCGCCGGCTGACTCTGTACGCTTCTCTCCTGTTTCTTCGTCTGTTATCTCTTCAGGTTCGCTGATGCCATTCGCAATGCTCTTGCACATCCTGCGAAGCTGTTCTTCACATGTCTCTGGTTTCTTTTCTCCTTTGAATAAAGGTGCTTGTAGTGTCATTTTATACCTTTCTGTTTACTCCTATAATATCCTACTGCTTGATGCTTGTCAAGCTTGTTGCTTGAAGCTTGACGCTTGCTGCTTGTTGCTTGAAGCTTTGGCCAAGGGCTACGGGGGGCCGGCGCATCTTCTGATTAGCCGTCTCGCTGGTGATCAATCCAGTAATGCTCACGCCCTGTTCTAGTGTTTATACTCACAGTCGCTTGACCCCAGATCCAAAGGGACGCGATTTCAGTCAACCAACTTTGGATCAGGGCTCAAGGCCCGAGCAGTTATTATCAAGGCTCATGCTCAGGAGCCTGAAAGGACAACCTATGCGTGTATTAGATTATGTTTGGCATATTCTCACATAGGTTAATCCTAACTTAATATAATGATTGACAAACTCTTTGTCAAGGGATAATGTGGGATAATTATAAACACTAACAGAAAGGACATATATGTCAAAAATAAGAATGAACACCGAGTATCGAAACAAGCTCTTTAATAAAATTAAAGATGTATTCGAAAAAGAAGATACTCAGGAACGTCAAGCATTTATGGAAAGTAGAGAGAACTTTAACATAGCTCAACAATCAGCTCATACACTTGCCAAGCAAGTAGTGGAAAGGTCTTACCCTACTGATGATGTAGCCACACTAAGAACTTTCAAGAAAAAGTATGGCAATCCGTGTGATGTAGTGGCAAAAGATAAATGCTTTTACTTCTCACACAATGAAGATGTTGATGATGATGGCGAAAGCAAAGATACTTCATCACACTTTGACTTTGGATTGTATGGCAATCTAAATGGTAATGAGTATGGTGGTGGTGAGGAGAACGATCATTTTGCCCATGCCTATTATCGTGAGGAACTAAAAGAGGGTGGTTGCAATCCAGATATTATAGCTCAACAATCTGGTAAAGATAACAACCCACATAAGACCAAACACCTTGACGCTAACAATAAGTTTCTAGGTAAAGGTCGTTATGATGAACATAGTGGTATGACTTCAAAGTTTGATAAACAATTTGAACTTGATGTCATTGGAACTAGCCATTGTAGAAGTAGAGCAATAGCTTGTACAAAAAAAGAATATGAAATCTTTTTAATGTGGCGAGAGGCGAAAGCTAATGTTGTTTCCAAACACCAAACTTGGATAGATAGTTTGCAAAAACAAACAGACCAATTAAAGATTGGTTTGAAAGCATACAGATATCTAAGCGAGGGTATTGAGTTAGCAACTGAACTTGGTATCAAGGTTGATGAGGCAGAATTAGTTAGAACTAACTCTACTGGTCTTACAATCTACAACCCAAGCAATCTTGCAAACTTAATCAAAGGTATGAAAAACAAAAACCAAACTAGAGAGGATAAAATTAAGGCAAGAATACAATACGAAAAACAAAGCGTTAATTAACACTTGACAACCTATCCTATTTATTGTAGGATAGGTTAACAACAGAAAGGACGAAATGTTTTATATAACTTACTTCGCAAAAAAACACGCAAAGTTTATCACACGTAAAGGTCAGTTGGATAAACCAGACGGAACTAAAGGCAAAAGTTTCGTGTCAAAAAATGGCGACCAATGTTTAGTCTATTGGGATTTAGACGCAAATGGTTGGAGAAACGCAACGGGACAAAGAAAAATTAAATTCCCATCTATTGCTCTTAAAGATTATGCAAAGATTAGAGAGAGGTTAGCATGACTTGGATTATAATAATGTCTTTGGCATTTATCTTTGGAATGTGGAGTATATACAATGGTTGAATTATTATCTTTAATATTTATGGAAAGCCCTATCGGGCTTTCCGTTATTCTTATAGCGGGTATCATTGCTATTGGAATAGAGGGGTATAGGTCATCATGATTGAATTTACTTTTATGATAACAATAATCGTACTTGTCTTAATAAGTGTGAGGGCTAAATGAAATATCCTTGTCAGGGTCCAAATTGTCATACACGACCGACCAAGGACCGATTTAATAAATCAAGTAAAAGACTCAAAGGACGTAACGCATATTTTTCCATGGACCATGGTAATGGAACATTTGCAATCTTTTGTACTACTGGTTGTCAGAATGATTGGATTAATGCTAACATACAAAATATCGTGGCTCAACGACCAATAACATTTAATCGTGAGCGTAAGCTTAGTGAGCAGACGTATCATTTAACTGAGGGGAACTGGTTAAGGTCAGATGAACATTTGACAAACGATTAATAGTAGGATAGTATAGGACTATGATTAAAACAACTAACCCATTCTCAGGACAAAGTATTGACCTAACTGAGGACGAACACAAAGTATATATGCAAGTTAAACAAGATGAGATTGACGAGAAGTATGACGCTATGCAAAAGGGATTAAGTAAGTTTAGTAAGATGAATGCTAAAGCTTATATGGTATTACTAGACTAACAACCATAGGTTGTGGCGCGCCCTGCGGGCGCGCCATGGTCCTCGGCCCTTCGGGCCTCGGGGCCCCATATCGGAACTCAATCATAGGTTGTATCGCAACCACCCCCAAGAAACACAAAAAAAGGGGTCCCACTACTTTGCTATATATGCCTTGATTTAGAAAGACAGCCTTGATAAAAACGTTTTGATTAATAAAGTTATGAAAGCCAAGAAATATTTATATAAAATAAATGGTAAGTACATTTATCCAAATGGTTATCATAAAAAATATTATACTCCTGTAGAACCAGGACCTTTGTTTTCTTCTGGTAAAAGGAAGAAGATGGTTTTGATTAGAGGAAAATATATACATATAGATAAACTAGAATTTTATGGTCCGCCTACTGCCCCTCTCTTATTGCCTGCTCCTGCAAAAATATTATTATTACCTAGATGGCCTAAAGGAAAACATAGAAAAGAGGTTATGGTCCATACATGTAGATATTGTCTTGTCACTTACAAAACTAAAAAACAAATAAGAAGAAAGCGTAGCTATTGTAGTTATGGCTGTGGTGAAAAATATAGACTATATGAAAAAAGATTTTTACCAATGTGGTGGTGGCGTTTCTACTCTGAGAATCAGATTTACCTATGGGTTCATAGTTATCCCCGTAAATATAAAAAAATGATTTTAAAAACAGGTCCAAAAAATTTTATAAATTTTTTTTTCAAAATTTTTAAACTTTGCAGAAAAATAAGAACTTATTTTAAGTACCATAAATTTTATCTTGAAAAAACTAAAGTATGCGAGCATTGGACTTTTTACATTACTAAAAATTCTGATGTCAGAATTTCAAATAACAGAAGAAATTTTTGTAATGATAAATGTAAAAAAACACATGAGGCAAATCAAGCAGAAGCTTTGAGACAAAGAAATCTTGCAGCGTGGGGCACGGAACATAGACCAGATGCTGAGACAAGGAGAATTATTAATAATAGAAAACATGTTGAGTGGGATACAAAAAGAAAAAAAGATGACCCTGCATATAAACTAATAAGGAGAATGAGACTTAGAACTAAAAAAGTTTTGGGTGCAAGCTATAGAAGAAACACACACATGACCGATGTGTATACTCGTTTAGGTGTTGAAAACGGAAAAGAACTTAAACAGCATTTAGAGTCTCTATGGAAACCTGGAATGTCTTGGGATAACTATGGGGTTTTAGATGGCTGGGTTATTGACCATGTTATTCCTCTAAAATACTATAAAGATAATTTTGATCTTGCAAATGACTTAGAAATACAAAAGAAAGCTTTTGGAAAGCATAATCTGCAGCCACTTTGGTGGATGGAAAATGCTAAAAAAAGTGCTAAAATGAATTATGAATTTGAATAACGTCAATATAGAGAAACTACCCGCAGACGTACGAAAGGCTTTTAAAAGACTTCAACTGCTACACGCTGAGAAAAAGATACAGAACAAAGCTAAGAGTGATTTTCTATCTTTTGTAAAATGTATGTGGCCTGATTTTGTTGAAGGCTCACATCACAGACACATTGCAGAAAAATTTAATAAACTAGCTACAGGTGAAATAACTAGATTAATAGTTAACATGCCACCAAGGCACACGAAGTCTGAGTTTGCATCTTATCTTTTGCCATCGTGGATGGTGGGCCGTAATCCAAAATTAAAAATTATACAAGCCA